AATATTTAAAAAAAAAAAAGATTATGACAGCAATAGACATCACACAGCTCACGGATGAGCAGAAAAAGGCTTTACAGAACCAACTAAAAGAGGAGGAAAAAGCCAAGAAAGAGAAAAAAGCCCAAGATTCAAAGGCGTTAAAGGATTTAGCAGAAGGAACAGTGCCTATGGTATTTGAACTTCTTAAAAATGTATCGAATGAAATTACAAAAGCAAAGGAAATTACCTTCCGAACCTTTGAAGATTTTTTGAAGCTGAAAATTGAGACAATGGGCATTAAGGCTAAAGACCAGAAGAGCTATACCATCACTCATGGAAAACAAAGTGTCAAACTAGGCTACCGAATTACAGACGGCTACACCGATGAGGCAGGATATGGGCTGGCTATGGTGCATAAATTCCTTGATACATTGGGAACCGATGAAAATTCAAGAAAATTACTCAATATCGCCTACAAACTTCTTTCTAAAAATAAAAAAGGAGACTTGGATAGTAAGAAAGTAGCTGATTTGAAACAATTTGCATTAGAGAATTTCCCAGATACAGAGTTTGATAAAGGTGTAGATATTATCCAAAAAGCTTACAAACCAAGGTTATCTAAATGGTTTATAGAAGCGTGGGAGATTGACGGTGTGGGTATTGAGCAATATCTTCCACTATCCATCACCAGAGCAGAACTGCCCAAAGATATTGATTTGAGTTTCCTGCTCCCACAAGAATAATTTAAATAACTTTTAAAAATAATTTAAAAAATGGATAAAATAGAAGAAATCACAGAAGCAGTAAAAGAGTTTTTCGAGAGAGAAACAAAAGAGCTTAGCAAAGAAGAATATCAAGAAATTTTGAGAGAGCTTATCTCTGATTTTGCAATAATGCTGGATGCTTCAAAACGAGAGGATTAAATCCCAACCCTTCCGCACAGGCAGGCATCGGGGTTCAAGCCCCCGAGCGGAGCAAAAGAATTTTATGAAAAAACTCAAAAATTAAAGTGTAAAATGACAAAGAAACAAATTATTGAGCTGATATTAAATACAGCAGGTTTTGAATTAAAAGAATATGAAATTATTAGAGCAGGTTCATTAACAGGATATGAAGGAACGGCTTATGATGGAAAAGGAGGGTTTATAGATTTCGCAACAGACTCATTTGAAGATGCAATAAGAGAAATATTAGAAGATATCTATAATACCAAAAATGTTGAATTTAATACAATATTAAAGTAATGGAAATCCTAAAAATGTTTGCCCTTGTGGTATTGCAGAATGCGAGTTTTACCCTTGTGAGCAGGGCAAGAAACAGCAGCAGCTTGATGTATCACACTATTGCCAGTGTGCTGAGTAACGGAGTCTGGCTCCTTGTGATTAGAAAGGTAGTACAGAATTTTGACAGCCTAGATATGATGCTTACTTACCTTGTAGGCTCAGTTGTCGGAAGTGTTTTAATGCACTATGTATCAATGAAATACTTTGAAAAAAATCATAAAAAATAAAGAATATGGCAACACTCAAAGCACTGATGACCTCCCTCTCAAAACAGGGACTACAAGAACAACGAGGAGAAATAATCTATGATTTCACAAGTGGGCGCACCTGCTCAGCGAAAGAGCTTACAGCATCTGAAATAGATGAACTTTATTACGAGTTGAACAAAAGAGCTTCGGCGAAGTCCCAAGAACTAGACAAAAAGCGAAAAAGATTGATAGCGGCTATCTTCGGGGTATTTGAAAAGATGAACAAAAAACCAAGCATGGAATATGTTAAGGCTATCGCTTGTAGAGCAGCAAAAGAAGATGATTTTAACAAAATCCCTGCCGAGAGGCTGACAAGTCTTTATAACGCCTTTCTGAACGCTCAAAAAGATTTAAGTTTTGCCAAAAGGCTCGTAGACAGCCTCGTAGAAGAAACGATAATTTTAAATTAGAAAATATGGAAGCCGAACTACACACGCCAGAGCTGGAAATATTAGAAAACCTCAACGAAATCACAGGCTCTAAGTTCCGACCGATAAAGAGCAATTTAACTAAAATTAAAGCCCTTTTAAAGGCGGATTTTACCCCGCAGGAAATCGTGGAAGTCATTCAGCTGAAAACCATTCAATGGAAGAACAACCCCGCTATGGCAGGTTACCTCTGCCCAACGACTTTGTTCAGAGAAAGCAATTTTGAAAAGTACCATAACGAAGTAAACCAAGTAAAACAAAATCCAAAGTTATATGAGCAATATTTCAAAAGCATTAACAAAATCCCAACCTCCGCAACCGACAACGCTGATGACCTTACAGAACTATACGGAGAAGAAACAAGCCTTTAATGTGCTAGCAAGAATGGAGCAAAACCTTACCATTCGGCAAAGTCTGGAAAATGCACCGCTTGTGATTTATTCGGGCGAAAAAATAGCTACAATAAAGCAAATTATCCGAGTGATAGAGTTCTTTTTAGAGGTTACAGGAAATAAACTGGAAACCTACCAAATCCAAGTGTTAGCAGGAGATTTGTACGAGAGATTCAGCCACGAAACTTTTGATGATATTGTTCTCATGTTCAAAATGGCACGGAGAGGGGAATTTGGAAAGGTCTATAAGTTTGATACGATGCTGGTAATGGACTGGGCAGGACAGTATTTAGAGCGAAAAACAGATGAAAGGGAGAAGCTGGTAAGAAGCAGACCACCCCAAGAAACCGAAGAAAAGGAGGAACAGCCCCCGTTAAAATACTTTCATGAACTACCAGAGGAAATGCAGGAGAAGTTCGCTAAAATCGGTCAAAACTCTACAAAGATACCGGCATTCCTGCCAAAGAAAGCAACCGAAGAAATGAGCCAAGAAAAGCACCGCCGAGAAAATCAAAAAATAATAGAAAAAGAAAAATAGACTAAAATGGTTACTAAAGAAAAAATAAAGTTATTATTAAATGTTTTGTTGTCATCAAGAGATGATAAGGGTTTCCTTTTAAACACTTCATTAGAAAGTTATTGCGAACTGCTCGGAGTAACAAGAAACCTCACAAGAGCCTTGTCTCAGAACAATCTTTATGAGGGGCGGTCAAAGCAAAAAAAACGAATATTATTCAGTGAAGTTACGGAGGAGCTGGTAGACATTGTTTATAATACACATTTTTACAAATCCGCTAAAATAATGGAAGAACCACAGGAAAGTATAAGTATTGAGGAAAAATTAGATGAAATGAGCGACCTTATAAAGACAATGGCTGGACAAATTAACTTCATATATAACGAATTAGTACACATAAAGAAATGATAAGAATAAAAGAAGAACAAGGCATCATCACTATGCACGCCAGAGCTGAGATGTCGCAGGGGCAGATTATCAAGTTTCTGCAAGACCAAGGATACGAAGTTAAGGGTTACTATCTAAACCTTCCTGCTCAAGAAGGGCTCCTTGTAAGTGAACCAGCTGTCTCACGATGGACATTCACAGCCACGAAAGAGGGCGAAAAACAAAGTAACAAAAACATCTACACCAATGTTTTTGAGCGTGAAATAAAGAGTTTTTTCAAAGAGTTTTCTAAAACATAACTGTTTTTTTTTATATTATATTTTATTTTTTGGCCGCCTGCATTTGTGGGCGGTTTTTTTATTCTGATACTTGCTAAAAATCGCCTTGACTTGTATCTTTTTGCGTGGTATTTTTGTAGCATGCCAAGAAATAGGGAAAACTACTTAAAACGAGCAAGATACATTGTAGAAGTCTACAAGAAGCACAAATATGATGATGTGCCGGATACTCGTATAGTTAGGCATATTTTCCCTAAATATCATATTTACATCAACTACCGCCAATGGATGAACATTAAAGGTATGGTTATTCCCAAAGAGACCTCGAAGCAGCTCAGTCTGTTTTAAGGAATAATATCTCCCGAAAACCTAAACTCCACTTCTCTATATTCGTCATGGTCAAGGGTATAATCTTCAAATGATGTACTGAAGGTTAATTTTCTTACCCTCATACCTATATCATTATTATTCTGACTTTGTGCTTGAGTTCTTACTAATGGTGTACACAGTCCCTCACAGTCCCAGCCTTGCAGGGCAGCAAAAACTTTCTGCTCAATTTCAAAATACTGCAGACCTAAGTCTTTTACATTATCGGGAGCCATTTGGTAGGTCTGAGAGTATGGAGCAAATACAAGAGTTATTTCTATAAAGGAAATACCAAGCTGGGCATTTCCAGACAGAGCTGAGAAAGAGGTAGAGGGAAAATCTACCAGCACAGCAGGAAAGGATACCATAGCCCTATACTCATCAAAGCCAAGCTGACCTATGTTTTGGTCTATAAATCTAATTTCGGGTACATTCTCCATTATTCTTTTTTGGAGGGCTAAAAACAGTGGTTTAAAGTATGTTTCCATTATGATATAATTTTCTTAAGGTCTTTGGTTAATTCTCTTGTGATAGCATTATTCAGCACTGGGCTTGGGCTTTCTTGTGTAGGGATAAATTGTCTTTGTGGGATATTTACTTTACAAGTGTGTGATTTTACTGTTGTTTCTCCTGATTTAAAGGTTACTGTTTTCTTTCTCTCCTTACCTTTTTGAGTGAATTTTCCCGTGCCTACTTTGGCTTTGCTGTAGCGGTTCCGGGTGTGGGATTTTACAGTTACTTCGCCTTTGAATCCCTCATTATGGACTTTGGCATAAGGTACAGGGTTAATGATAGTTACCTGCCCAGTCTGCGTGGTGTAATAGGTAGCGCTTCTAAGGGTTCCTGTTTTTACAAGAGTGGTTCCCTTGCTGGGTTTCCATTTCTTAAAAGTGGTTCCCTGGAAACCTTGTGCTCTAAAATTACCATTGATAAACCGCAGAGTGATGTTTCCCGCCATATTAGGAAATTCCAGCGTGGCATAACGCTCTACTTCAAGGGCTTTATTTTGCAGTTTTTTTACAAATTCTTCTGGTGTCATTTTAAGTCTATTTTGATTTTAATGATTTAATA